AGGGTGTATATTCTTCCCAAGCCCATCGGGTCCAGAACCCGCTTGTTACTCTTGGTCTTCACCTCTAACTTTTCTGGTACAAGTTTCATCGATAAATCATCATTCCATTCGTTCAACTTTGTGGAATGTTTCAAAGGCACATTCCAGTCGTCTTCGAAGCCAAACATTACACTGTGCATGTGACAGTTCCACGTTCCCGAGTTGTTAGTGAACTCGATATGGTGGCTACCTCCAGCAACCCCCCATTCTTTCATTTTGGTGTTAAGTCCCCTCATGCTATGCCAACCTGTGTACCCTGGTAATGTTACACGCTGACACAGGTAGTTTACCTGTGTTTCAAGGTCGGCCGTCCTGATCCAACTATCTTTACCAGGAAGCGTAGTTGTTAGAATAGCAACTTTGGGTTCCCATCCTACGTCCTCAGCCCAGTCTAATTCATGCTGCAATCTTCGAGCAACTTTTGCCTGCATTCTCCTGGCTCTCACATCTTCACACGCTGGACAAAGTCTCCATCGAGCGCAGAGATTTCGGTCGAGAACATTCGTTGACACACGCTTACAGCCCGGCCTCAACTCCATCTCGATCATTCCCGACGCCACCCCCCTGAAGGAGTCAGGAGGTTCCCTGAGGGGGGGGCGTCTATTCCTGCGTCAATACCACCCATAAATGTGATGTTATTTTTTAGCAGGTAGTGTAGTATAACAAGTAAGGAACTTGCCTCCGGCTCCACTGGAACCAAAGGGGTCCCTTTAGCCGCCATACTCGGCCACGCTGCCGACCACAGGTAAATAGGGGCAGGCTTAGTCCTCGGCTCCCTCTTGCGCACGTACAACGATTGATTCAATCGTTGCACTGCGCTACGACTCATGGCTGAGATGGAAAAGATATGGTTGGATGGGAGGGTCATTCAACCCACTCCATTCCGCATTGGTAGCAAATGCAATGCCACACGTTAACGTCCTCGATAAAAACTCGATCCTTTCGATGTGGGTAATAGTTACAACCCGGGCATCGATCACCCTGGTCTTCTGCCTCAGGAGCAGATTCCTTGCCCATATGTGATCACCGGTGTTAGTAATCCCATCGTATGGGCAATCAACACCGCAAGGAGGTAAGCGATGTTATTGTTGCGAAGGTGCTGTACAATTAATCCAATCTTTAGGGCTTGGGCGGAAGCATCCGCTGCTGTGGCTGGTTCCACATTCAGGCCCCCATTGAAGGTGCATGAACGCCCTTGTATTTCCCTGCCTTTACTTCCGCTGTTAGCAAGCCATCAGGGAACGTAGGTGAGGGCGCCTTGATCCAAACGAAACCACATGGTGCTTCGAAGAAACCTGTGGACAATCGTTGGCTCCCGGTAGCAGAGTTGGTAAGAGTAGCAACTTTGACCCAAATATTCTGAGCAAATGCTGGGTCTGCATAGGGTGGAATATTTCCTTGATTCTGTAAGTCCGTTACCATGGCGGCCTCTGAATCGGCAAGCATACCTACGTAGCCTCCGGACTCTGCTGCTTCAGGATTAGCATCGACTTGACCCATTCCATCATACTCTGCCATTAGCGAGTAGAAGTTGCCACTGGAGGTAGTACCAAATGTAAACCCTTTCACAACTCCGTCAGAGTCGTAAACACGGGTGTCGTAATGTTCTCCATCATTTCTAGCGATCGATGTCAATGCGGTGTTCCCCAGGAAGGCACCTAATTTCTCATTCGCTATACCGTTGTTAGGTGTAAAATCCTGCCAACGAGCTTCTTGTCCTTTCACGATCTCGGCACGTTCCTCGGCTACCGCAGTGTTGTAGGCAGCCATACCAGCCTGGACGGCTTTGGTAACGTTCCAAGTGTTCTGCAATGTCCATACCTCGTAATCTCCGACTGGAGCATTGTTGTCCAATTGGATTGAAGCAGAGTACAGACGGGCTGTTCGATAAAGTCGAGAATTGACTTCACTTAGTCCCCTCGATAACGAGAGGAACTTTGTCTGGTCCACATAGGGTCCAGCGCTAATAGTTCCAATTTGATATTTCCGTTGAACCGGATAATATTCTTCTTTCTTCATATCCCTGAAGGATGGATCTTTATTCTTAGTGCGCTTTGTACGAGCCATGCTCTCCGCTACTATTGTTCAGTCCAATAGCATTTCGGTTCCGTACTTTGCCCAGGACCCAAAGTTACGAGCTAATCGAGGAAAACTCGATCTGCCATTTTTCAACTTCTTCCCCGCCAAGAAATCTGAAACTTCCGCTCGAAGAGAGCTGTTCATTTTCTTAACGTCGATTTGTTTTGTAACGTACTGCACTTTCGCAGAATACCTTACTACGGCTGCAAGTTCATCCGGTGTGGCTACATCCAGGGTGTATATTCTTCCCAAGCCCATCGGGTCCAGAACCCGCTTGTTACTCTTGGTCTTCACCTCTAACTTTTCTGGTACAAGTTTCATCGATAAATCATCATTCCATTCGTTCAACTTTGTGGAATGTTTCAAAGGCACA